ATTCGTTTACGGACACCTGCTTGAAGTTGGCCGTAGCGGTCAGCTCAACCAGTTCAAGTTTCAGAACTATGCTGTCGGTCAAAACGTAGGTGACTACTCGTTTTTACCGTTTGGCTTTGGTGGTGCGATGGCGACGCTCCAGGGGGACAACCTTGACGCTACCGTGCAGTTTGCCAACACAGAGATTGCTCGCAATTTTGTGGTTGAAGCTTTGGACAACACCTATGTCGCCAAGGTTTCAACGGTGCTGTGGAACTCAAGCACCTACGCAGTAGAACGTACCCTTTATGAGTATTTCGGCGCCTGTTCTTCTGGCGGCTGGGACGAAGCATCAATTCAAATCAAGCTGAACTCTGTGCTTGATGCGGTGCAGGCAAACATTCCAGGTCGTCGCTTGCGTCGTCAGCAGGTGGGCAACATTCCGTTTACTGCGCAAGTCCGTGTGTAGCGATTTAATCGGGCGCAAATTCAGCTACGGAGAGCATGACTGCATCCATCTAGTCATTGACGCTTTAGAGCGACTAGGCATCGCCAATCCAGGAGTAAAAGAGGATTGGTACGCAATGACGCCCCGTGAGGTGTTGAAGGAGCTGAATTATTACTGTGAGCGGCTTGATTGCCCTAGTTATGATGGCGACATAGCATTGCTGGACGTTAGGCCGCTGGCCTTCGGAGTCTTATGGCAGAGTGGCGTCCTCTTCATCAATCCCTTGATTTCCGCAGTGGATTGGAAACCGGTGGGCAGCTTTATGATCCGCCGCTCTTACCGTACGAAAAATCGCTAATTGCTGCACTTGGTTGCAGCGAAGAAGACTATAGAAAGTTTGTACGCTATGCAATGCAGAGGGCGTATGTGCGTCCGGCTGAGTATGCAGGCATTCCAGACATACAGGCTGCAGCCCCTGCTGCTGCTGTCGCTGCAAAAACTTTTACTCAGATATTTCTTACAAATCTTGCCGTTGGTCTTGCCCTTACGGCAGTCAGCCTTTTGTTGGCGCCAAAAGTGCCATCGCTTGAAGACAGCAAGATCAAAAACAAAAAACTTAAAAATCAAATTGGTCCTAGCCGTTTCAACCAAGCCACCAGTTTTGACAATACGCCAAGCCTTGCTGAACTAAACCAACCGATTCCAATCCCGTTCGGCAAGCGGGGCACCGGAGCGGATGGTGTATTGACTGGCGGACTTGTTTTTGTGCCAGCACTGGTGTGGTCTCGCTTGTACGCATACGGCGCATATCAAGCGTATGAAGGCGTTTACGTTGCAGGTGAGTTTGGGGTAGATGCGCCTGAACTTGGAGGAGTTCTGCTTGGCACGCAGTCATTGAGTGCGTTGGGCAGTCGTGATTTTGGCTTGTATTGGTCTTCCAAGAAAGGCAATAATCGTCCAGCCTCACCGGTGTTGCTTGGAACGGAAGGACCTGGTGCGACCGGCACAGTCGGCAGGCAGGTGTTTACTGCACC